GTGCTTTCACATCCGCATGCGGCCATCTGCCACACAACGTGCCATGGCGACCAATCATCCAATGAACTGGCTGTCGTACTATACACGCTTTACTTTTAGATGGAAAGTAACGTAAATATTTACGTTGTTTGTATAATGGAAGTTCGTCATTATATGATTCTTCATTTCCATATTGTATTACTTCAATTCCGCGTGGTCTAATAACTGGCTCCGGAAATGTATTTAATACTTCTCGTAAATTAGGATGATATAAAATTTCATCTCGGTCTAAAAATATTACAACATCTACGCCTTCTTGCAATAATTTATGTTGTACTGCGTTAATGATCGGGGCTTCTCTATCATGATATAATCCATAATCATATTCTTCTAAATCATCCCATACGACGCATTGATTTGCATCATATATATCATCAATTGAATGTACACGCTTTGCATTGATATTGTATTTTTCTTTTAAAGATTCAACCATATCAAAATGTGATATGTTATTTACTAAAAAAATCAATTCTGATTCTTTAAATGTTCGTAACCAATATTTAATTGCAATATCCATTAAGTAATTTGGCGGACGTTCGCAATTTGTAATTAATTTAATTTTTCTTTCCATATATTTATCCTATTCCTTTTATCATTCCATACTCATCAAATATAGGCATCTTTTTCCATTTTTCCAACCATTTTTTAGCATTTTCATATTCAGCTTTTCTTTGTCGTTCTGATGACTGTCCGTGATTTTCTTCTAATCTATGACTGCCCCGTGCGCCGAAATGCCATACAACTGAATTTGTTGGTAATATGAATCTAACGCCATTTTGAAGCATTCGTAAAAATAAGTCCATATCTTCCCATGATGCGGGAGAAAATAATGGATCATTACCTCCAACTTCATCCCAAACTGATTTTTTAACTAAGCCAGATACACCTTCGCCTTTGGGAATTTCAATATTTTTATTGATCTTAATAAAATCTTCTACCCACGCTTCAAAATATTCTGAGTCAAAATCATGATAATATGCTCCGAATATTTCTTTAGGAACTATTGCAGTGCCCGGCCTTTGTGATGGGTTGTTAAACATATCAGGTTCAACTCGGTGGGAATTAACCCATAATTTTTCATTGGGATATTTTTCGTGAATATCTAACAATGCTTTATCCCAATTTTTAGTTACATAAAAATCTGAATGTAAAAACATTATATATTCAGTTTCAACATGATCGGCACAAATATTCATTCCACCCCCGATGCCCCGAACTTTAATATTTTCGGGTTCTACAAGTAAAGTTAAATTATATTTATCTCGATTCTCAAATAACCATTCATTAGTTCCATCGGTACAATTTTCTGCATGCACAATAAATGGCGCATCTTTAAAATAACTATTTTTTCTAACCGAATCAATAGCTAATTTAAGATATGGTAAATTATTATATGTAGATATACAAAATGTGATCATATTCAACTCATTGTTATAAAATTCGCTAAACCTTCATATAAATCGTTTTGCTTTTCTTGTCGTTCAATTGTTTTAGGATGGTAAAGTGCAAATTCTTCCATTTCGGGTAATATACTCCATACTTTATATCCATCTAATTTTTCATGAACTTTATTAATCCATTTTATTTCAGGTTTGTTTTTCCAAATTCGCCATTGATTATCTGGCCAATTTACCCATCCTTGTTCATTAACATTCCATCTCCATTTATTGATATGGTCTTGAGTCAAACCTTCTACTGTATTAACTCGAGGTACTAAGAATACTTCACAATCAAAATTTTCTTCTAATATTTCTGGCAGAACTTCTAAAAGTTTTTCATGTGGTATTTCATCAGCATCAATTTGAAAAATATAATCGCCATTGCATATACTAGTTAAATAATTTTTCCAGTCTGCAAAATGGTTATTAAAATTTTGTTCTGATAAATGGATATAATCGTTGCTACTTAATCTATGTAAATATCCTAACAATTCAGATGTTGGTTCGTTTTTAGTCATATCAACTAAAACTACTATTTCATCTTGTATTCTTTTATTTTTTAATAAAAATGTAATGAGCCGTTGGATTTCAACAAACTCATTACATACTGTTATTGCATAATTTATTTTCATGCATCTACCTTTTTCAATTTAGGCAATTCAACTTTTTTAAGATTTGGTAAATTCAATGAAATTTGTTTAGGAAGTGCATCAGTTCGTTTATCAATTTCATTTAAAATTGGTTCATATAATTTAGATACAATATCTTTACTAAATGATGATTTTGCAAAGTATTTTTGTCGTTTTGCTAATTCTAGCCATTTTTTGTAATTTTTACGAATATCTTTTAATCCTGCAGATGCTTGGCCATAATCCGGCGTAAACCATTTCGAGCCTGCAATTAAAAATTCATTTTGTGCACTATGATGTATTTCAGTTAATCCACCAGGCACGGCACAAATAAAATCTTTTTTAAGAAAATCAGCTTGACCTGAATAATGTGGTGCTATAATTGGTTTACTAGTTGTTGAAAATTCTAATAATGGACGGCCGAACCCTTCAGCTTTAGTGAATGATATCATAGCTTTAACTTTTGAATGATTATATAATGCATTCATTTCATTATCAGTTAAATCGCCGTGCAATAAATATATGTTAGGTAAACGATCTTTAGGAAACATATTTTTTATAGAATTGATTTTAGTTTCAATTTCGTATTTATCTAGTATCGAATATGTCGCGCCACTTGTTTTTAATATCAATGCAGGCTGATCTTTTTGATTTTTAAATGTATGTAAAAAACAATGAATTACGCCTGCAATATTTTTACGATCTTCACCTAATGCACCTTGCAACCAATGTCCTACTGTTAAAAACGCAAAAGACTCCGGAATTTGATTTAAGATATCTAAATTCGAGCTCGAGTTTCCAGAATATATTGTTTCATCATAATATTCTGGAAGTACATGAATTGTTGCAGTAATTACTTTATTATGTTGTTTTGCAGTATTTTCAAATACTTCTTTAGTAAATGTACTAGGAACAATGACTATTTGCATTGTATTTAACTTATCTATCCATTCTGGTGGACATATATCTCCTTCTGTCCCAGCTGTTACGCCAATATTAAATTTACCAATTGATTGAAACTCAGTTGGTACAGTAACTTGAATCCAGATATCTGGCTGATATTGCAATGGAATTTGTATCATTCGATTTCGTATATCTTCAGTTAATGGATAAGTAAATGGTGTATGCCCCCATGGCAAAGAAATCAATTTAATATCCCAATCTTCAGATTTATGTTTGATAATGTTATCAATGATTTCCCTGGCGTGGTGACCATATCCAGATTGTGTGGCTACTGGTGATGCTATAACTACTTTTTTCATTATTATACTATTCCTATGTTTTCGTATTTGTTTTTTGTAACTTTATTTAACGTATATGATGGCCTTGATTCTTTTTGGGCGTTGAATAAGTAATCAATCATATGAATCATTTTTTCACCCATTTGCTCTGCAGTTAAACCATTTTGCATTGCCCATTCTCGGCCAATCATTCCATGCATGAATCTAGTAGCAAATGGCAAATCATACCAATATCTAATTGCATCAGCAACATCTTCAAATTGAGCTCGGTCATCAAAGATATATGGTGTTTGCGGCGAACCTTGAAGTGAACGATTAGTTGGGAATACTGGTTTTACCCAAAGACCATGTTTTGTAAATTTACCGGTATGGTTGGTTGCAAATTCTCCATTAAAACGAAGCCAATTACCATCTTCATCTTCAAATCCGCATTGATCTTGTAATCCACCGGTGACATTGTTAATAATCGGCGTACAAGCTAAGATTGCTTCTGTTGAACTTAAACCCCAACCTTCGTTGCTACCAATATTGACAACAACATCTGCTACATTGTACAATGCATTAAGTTCTTCTGCTGCTAGCTTTTGTTCTGAAAAGATTATTTTACAATTGGGTGCTACTGCATCTCTTACTGCAATTAAATCAGTGCCATTGTCGTCAACTGGTTGAGTATGCATTACTAATCCAACTTTATTCTTTTGGTCTTCTGGTAATGAATCAACAAACGTTTTAAATGCTAGAATAACATCTCCCGGTTGTTTCCTTCTAATATTACGATTATTCCAAAATACCATGAAATCAATGTCATTTTCTTTTTTGAAATGATCATGCATTTTTTTATACAATTCATCATCCATTTTAATTGGTTTGAATTTATTATGATTTAATCCATGGGGCACATATCCTGTAACTATATCATTCCATTTTAAATCCAGCGGAGCCGAATCATGTTTATCATAATCTACAACGCCAAAACCGTTCTGTTTAAGAACTTCTCTGTGTATATTATCAGATTGCTTACTAATTCCCATAATTAAGTCACAGCTACCATAAAATGGTGCGTTCCACATCGGATAAGGTAAATCGTCCCAAATAGAATAATAAACCAATGGAATATTATAAGTAGTTTTTAATTCATGCTCTAATGCATACAACCATGTCCAATAACGAGGATCGGTAAAGTGGAAAATTGCATCTGGTTGTTCTTGATTGATGAGTGCAAATAAAACATTGCGATCGCCATATCCCGACCATGGAATTAATTTAACATTTGCATCTGCTACTCCAGTTTCTTGAGCAATTACTTGAGATAAGTCAATACCTTTACCATGTTCTGGATGTTGTAATGCGGCACCTAATTGTACCCAATCATAATGATGAACGGTATTGTAAATGATTTCTTTGCTAATAGTGCCGATGCCAGATGGTAATCGGAAATCATCTGCTAATAACAGAATTTTTTTCTTTTTAGACTTGTTCGGGTCAATTTTTTGTAATTTTGGTAACTCCATTCGTAACTTTTCCTTTTGTTATAACTTTATTATAAATATGTATTAACCTAGTATAACCACTGGTTTTTCTAGTTTTTTCGTATTTGTATATGCGGTTTTTAGCACCGGATCTAATTTTGGTTCATTGTTCATTATAATCATATAATCACATCGTTCTGCAATTAGTTTCATACGGTGATGTAGCTGACTAAAATGATAAGATTTTCCATAATATGATTCCGGCATTGCAGAATGTACATTGTAACCTGAAAATGATGGATTATATTCTTCATATTGCATTCCAAATTCTAAAGTAAATTTTCTTACCATACTATTTGCACCTTCTGTGCCGCCAGCGCCTAACACAATAAGTTCATTACCAAATTTCTGTTTTAAATTACGCAATGTTTCTTGTACTTTGCGTTTGTTCTGCCAATTTGTATTTCCTATAACTGCTACTCGTGTCATAATTTTTCATACAAAAATTTAACGCCCTTAGGCATATATCCATAAACTATTCGAAGTGCTTCTTCTAACAATTTTTTATTTTCTTTGCTTGTCGGACCATCATGATTTGTACATAATGTATATTCTTGCGTAGTAAAGTGCGTACCTTGCCAAGTTGAATGATTACGCATTTCAAATTGATATACATATATGTGCTTATGGTGAAACATAATATATTATATAAAAAATTATTCTCGAATCCTATTTTCTTTCGGACAATTTACATAATCCGTTTTAAATGGACAATATTTGCAATTCTTATCGCCTTTGCCCGAAAATGCATGATATACTGCGTCTGCTTGTTTATTACCTTCTGCATCAAAACAATTTTCAACAAACGCATCAATTTGACGCTGTACTTTCTTTTGAGTAACGGAGCCAGCTGATGGACGATGGTTTTGAATGCGCTTTTGTGGGAACATTGAATCTTCAATCAATTTGCGTTTTACAATAAAGAATTCAACATCAATATTTTCTTGTGGTACACCGAATTGCTTTGAAAAATAAGTTTTATATGCAACCAATTGAGCAGATTTCAATGAATCTGATTTTTGATATTTATTCCAACCTGAGCGTGATGTTTTAATATCAAACAACACAATACGATTGGTTGCCGGATGACGCATTACAACATCGATGAAACCATACCAATAAACTGAAGGATTGTTTTCTGATGCTTGAACGCATAAATCTAATTCGATGCCTACGAGCTCCCAGCCCTTTGAAGAAAAATATTGTGCTCTGCGTTTCTTAAACCATTCTAATATAGCAACGCCATCTTCAAGATATTCTGCTAATTGCAATGGATTAGAAAAATGTTCTCCACCCATTTCTGTTACGCACTTAACGTATTCTTTACGAAGCTTATTTTGCAATATGCTACGAAAATCTAAATTCTCTGCTTTCTTTACAGATTCATTATACATTACCGTGAGGAAGTATTGAAATGTCTCGTGAAAGGCAGTACCAAAGGTTGTGTCAATGGATGCTTGGAATGGAGCTAGACCATCAATGTAGGCAAGTTTCCATGATAATGGACATCGTTCATACATTGACCATTGCGAGTAAGATATTCTTCTTGGCACCGTTTCAGGGTCTCGTAGTGATAAACGATAGATAGGTGCTACATATTGTCCAGCTTTCATACTATTAATATAAGAAAAATAATTCAAAAACACAAAAAAAGCTCGACATTTCTGCCGAGCTTCCTTGTTGTATAACTTGTTATTCTTTTTCTAAATCTTGTTGAATGAATGCTAAAACATCTTGTAACAATTCATCTTTTATATTAGACATTTCTTCATAGAATTCTTCTGTCCAACAATCTTCGTCATCTTTATATTCATCTAATTCATCAAAGTCTGGATGAAAATAATCAATATCTCGGAATTTTTGATTTGATGCTGCTGCGCCGATAAAATTGTAACCTTCGTCATCAAAAGTGACAGTCATGGCAACATCTTCATATCGATTGCGAAGGAAATCACTTAATTTGTAAAATAATGCTTCGGGGAAGTCCCACGCAGATGTCATGTTAATAATTATGCTTGAATCTGTTGATCGATCAACATCATCAAAATACATCCATTTGGCGCCAACATTATCAAGCCACCATTGTCTTGTATCTTCGTTATCAGGATATAAATTATCCATCATGATATTGCAACAAGCTTCAATTCGAGCCATCCATGCAATATTTTCATCTTTCGGATCTAATCCAATCCATTCTGCAAAATTATTACAATCTTCTTCTGATTTGAATGTAATTTCAAAATAACTATAAACGTGATTTGCCATTTTTCTATATTATATCGAATTATTTGTTAGAATCCAATTGTTCTTTCAAATAAATGTCAATAAGATCCTTTGTCTTAGTTAAATCTTGTTCAAAGGAACCTTTATGCCGGCATCTTACAATGCGTTTAATGATATCAAATTCGTAGGTATTCAAACCCCACTC